TCGTCTTGTTCGGTAGCTGAAAACAAATTCGTGGACGGTGTTACCGGTGTATCGGCAAGCGGCGTATTGAAGTAAGGCAAACTCGCCAGACTCGGACCACCGAAAGCGTCAAGACCGCCCGACGTGGTGATAATATAGTCCGCGATAGGTGCGTCAGTGGTTAAACGCCTCGCCCGGATTCCTGCAAATTCCGCCGCCACCCAATCCGCCGGCCTGAGTATAGCCGGTCCGGTATGTGCCGCGAGTGCAAGTTTCGGAGCACCCATGGTGACGACTGTCTGACTGTTCTCGGACGCAATGGCCGTTTTAATATTGGCGAAGGTATCCGTAAGACCGTGGAAAATGGTACCGTCAAGAATGGCGTTCGAAGCGTTGAAACGATCCTCGAATTCATCTTTAATAATATCGAGGTTAGAATTCCAGGCTTCAGACCAAAGGGCACCGGTGTATCTGATACCGTCAATCGGATCGAGTATCCCGGTCAATGTCGGGTCAGTTACGCCACCGGTCCACGCCGTGAGTGCAACAGTTACACCCGGTATAACGCCGGCAACTTTGATACCGTAATCATTACCAATGGTTCCGACGTCTTTGGCGGTAGCGGTGACAGCGCCGGCAACATTGGCCACACTAAAAACCGGGTCGGTAAGTGCCGCAATGGCAGTAACGAGAGCGTCACCGATAACGGTGGCGGAATCCCCGGAAGTAACAGAGACAGTAACTTCGTATTGTTCCTTGTCAACAAAAGTGATAAGGAACTCGCCGTCACTTGTGGCCGCCCCGGTAAAAGTAATAACACCGGTTGCCGCTACAGCGCCGCCCGCGGGGTCTTTCCCGATAACGTCGAGTGGTGATTTTGCCTCGTTTGAAGCCAACCACGCAAGTATTTGATTCGTTAGAAACGTATCAGCGCCGAAAAGCGTTTTTATCTCAGCGGTAGTCAATGTGTGAACATCAACATTCAAATCACCATCAACCGCGGTACCACTTGCGCCGATCTGTCCGAAAATAATGTCTCTCCTGTCTTCGAAAGCGTCGACGAGGGCCGCGGGCAACAATTGAATATTGACCTTCGGATTACTGGTTACAGAACCCATTTTTTAATCCCCCTTTTTCTTTGTTGCGGCGGGTTTCGCCGGTTTGTTCAGGGAGACAGCGCCGTCGATTTTCGAATCCGCGAGCCTTCGTCTCCATTTCTTGTCAAGAGGCGTTCCGTCTCGGTCAACCTCAACCGGGATTTTACCCCCGGGCTTCAGGCCGTGAATAGTCACACCTGATTTGTTTTCAATAATTGCCTTGTTCATAATAACGCCTCCGGTTTATAGTGGTTATTCGAGTCTGGCGCGTACAAAACAATCTTTAGCCTCGAGTAACTTTCTGAGACCGGCGGATTTTTCGGCACCACTCGGTAATTCTTTTTCCATCTTTTCGGCAAGTTCCCCGAGGGGTTTACTCACTTCCTGTAATTTCTCGGGAAGATGGTCGTATTTAAAATATTTCATGATAGGACTGTTCATAATAACGCCTCCGGTTTATAATGGTTCATCATCTAAATTTATATTTAACAACATTTCCGCCTCAGAGTCATTAAATAATTTTAACGTTTGCTCAATGTCTCTGAAAGCAACGTCCGGTTGCTCGAGGAAACTGTCTTCATAATTGATTACGTCCGGTAACTGCCAATCGTACACATGAACATAATAAGCTGAGTTATATTCGCCCGGGCCGTGACCTGAAGGGACGTTTAAATACCGTATTTGAGAGCCGTCCGGCTCATATCCGAATAATGCCCTTATCAATGCACTAAAAAGCGACCCATACGCCAAATCTTGCGCGTCCGCCCCGGATAAATCCTTCGTTGTCGGAATGAAAACCGACGTACTGAAAGATTGTAATAATCTCAATAACATTTCATCCTGGCGAGTCAGACCGGCCACCCCGTCGTTAAGAGTGTGTCGGTCCTTGCTCACGTCCATATCGGTCATGATGACAAAAAGATACGGTTCTCCGGTATTTTGTTTACTGTACGCGGCTTGTGCCCGGTTGAAATCTGCGGCCGCCGCTATTCTGAACCCGGAGATTATCGAAAGGTCATCGACCGGCCCGATAGGTAATACCGGCGCCGTGGATAAATCGATAGTGAAAGTGTCTACGTCCGGAACCGTACCGATTTCCTGAACCCCAAAAGTCAAAGATTCAATAAGATACTGAGAACCGTCGACCGGTGGGGCGGTTACTTCACCCGAAGGGAGATTCACCGTAAAATTACGTCGATTCGGAACGTCTATAATATCGTGTTCACCTTCCCAAACGTTACCGAACCCGGCGAGTGTCAAAGTCTGATCGTCAAGTGGTTGACTTGGTTTAATTAAATCGTGGTCGGTCCCGGTGGTGAATGTTACCACACCTGTACCGAGTGCTGAAGCTATGAGACCGTTACGTATGGTACCGCTCGATATTACAACGGATTGCCCCGGGGTTTTTCCGTGCGCTGTGCTCGTAACGTTGAGTATGTTACCCGCCGTTATGCTTGCGGCCGATACCGTGAGCGTTTGCGTAAATTTATCCGTAAAAATAGGAAGATACGTTTTGAGGTGCTTCACTATGTCGGAAGGTGTAATCAACTGTTTATCTCCCTTTGCACGTTGTCAAGGATAGCATTTACTGTATTCTGTGCCTGATTGTTCACCGCACGTATTAAATGCGGTCTCGGTGCGATCCGTTTACGTGTTCCGTTTTCGAGAAAACCCGCGTATTCTGCGGTCTCACCGACCGTCATTTCCTGCCAATTCCGGACAATATAGTCGCCGGACCTTGCGAGTCTTCCCGTTCGATTTGCCGGCGGTTCCCCGGGTGCCGACGCTTGGTGTCTCGCACCTCGGAAACTGTAAACCCTGCCTGTTTTTGGGCCGTTAATTATCAAACGTTCGGTTTCTCGAACAACCTCGGAACCAATGTCATACAAAGCGGACTCGAGACCGGCGCGGTGTTTCATCATGTGTTTAGGCACACCGATTAACACTTCCTGGGTTCGCTTTGTTGCTTTGATTACGGCTGTCATTTACGCCTCGCTCGCCTCTTCTGTATCTTCGCCCCGTTCTGTTAACTGTATCACGATTGTCGTGTTCAATTCATTGATATTGTCGACTCTGAGAACCTTATACCGCTTACCTTCGTACAATACCCATGAATTCCTGTTTTCAAGTTCCGGAAAATCAGAATCCCACGTAGTCCAGAAAAGGTGCGTCGATTCATCGAGGATATGAATTTTTGCAAATCTGGACACCCCACGCCCGACGCCTCCGACTGTTTCGATTGCGCACCATTGTTGCCGGATAGTTGAAAACTGTTCATTCGGTTGACTTGACTCGAAACCGCTTTCCTCGAGACTCCGGTTTTGCAAATCGACCAAATGTTTTAAATCACCCCTACAAAGTTTTGTCGCTTTTATGCGTTTTACGTCACAGTTACCCATATCAGCACCCGAAAGTATTAACTATTCTGTATTCGTCCGCTATGGCCCGTACAATCTCCGGAATTCCGCCAGTTTTACCACCGGCGTCGGCACAATCACCTTTATTCGTGTACAGGAAACAGACGTATTGTTTTATCATGGTCTTAATCGGTTCCGGAACGTCGGCCGCGGCGCCATAACCTGCCGTAAAATCCACTTGCCACGGGTACGGTATTACGTCCGGTGAATTGTTCAATTCCGAGAATATTACCCGGGAAAAAGCGGCGGTTTCTTTAACGTTATAATCGTCGGCAGATACTGTAACCTGTACGTCGTCCTCGGTCACTTCGATTGTGGAAACAGACAACAACGGCGCCCGTCTGAGTGCGAAATAAAGTCCGCGCTCGTACTTACTGCATTCCAGGCCCGAAAAAAACCCCGTGAAAGTCCGTTCGACGAAAACTCGATTTGTATACAGTTCGAGTTTTGACGTGGCGGATTTAATCAACGCAGTTATGAGCGCATCTTCGGAAGAGTGCGTAATTTTACACCACGCTTTCGCCTCGGTAAGTGTTACGGGTTCTTCCGCCGGCGGAATTATAACGTCGTATCGATCGTTACCCACGGTGTGCCTCGATAGCTTCGATCATTTCGGCCTTTTTCAAGTTCGGGTCGAGGTCAGTTAATCCGATTGTGTCGGCGTAATCCTCGAGTTCTTTTTTCGTCATTCTCGACAGAGACGGCGTGTCCTCGGCCTCAGGTTCACCCCAACCGGTTTCGATAAGTGCAACGGACATTTTACCGTCGTATTCTTCGGTCTCGCCTTCGACGAGCCGTACCATAGGTTTACTCGGTTCCGGGTGTGCAAACTTGCCGGATTTTAAAGCGGTGATTCTCATATTTATTGCTCCGTTAAAAGGTTAAAGTTTAGGGCGCCCCGTTTCCGAGGCACCCAAGGCACGGGATTACAAAGAGTCCTGGGGTGTCTTTGCAATCTCGGGGTCGACAATGGCTTTAACGCTCACAGTCGCACCGGTTGTAACGCCAGTGGACACAATGGACGCTCTAACATACCGTTTATTACCGAAAATACCCTCTTTCGGGAGTGCCGCACCTTCCGCAATAGCGGCGGCGGGTGCGGGCAATGACCCGTAAACTAATTGAGCGGCGGGGATATCCGCGGCGTCAGAGAGTCCGGAGTCGTCGCCGTCTTCAATTTTCAAAGTGTACACGCCGTCAGTGAATAGACCGACGTCAACAGCAAAATAAATGCCGTTATCATAATCCGCCATATCGATAATGGCCCCGGTTGTGGTCGTATTTGACCCGATTACCTGAGGTTCGAGGGCGTTAATAACAATCTGTTTAGTTACTTTTTCTTTGATTGCCATGGTATTTTTCCTCCATAAAGGTTAATTTTTGTTTGTCGCGGGGCGTTACCCCCGCGTGTTGTCGGGTAAGGTTATGCTTTAATTTTGAGGATTTTTAAGGCTTCAAAATTGGTTACGTCACCGCCGGACCTTTTCGTACTGTAAAATTTTACGTAAGGTTTAGCGGTGTAAGGGTCTCTGAGAACCCGGACGCCAAATCTGTCCACAATGGTGTAACCTTCGCCGAAATCACCATAAACAACGGACAGGGCGTTCGCCGCAACTTCTGGCATGTCCTGCATGATGATAAAACGTTTTCCGAGTAAAATACGGTCTGCGCCTTCACGGAGAACCATCGGATTCAAAAGGTATTGACCCTGTGTGTCTTTCAGCTTCATGATATCGCAAAAAGTTTCACGGGTACCGCCCCAAACCGCGGACGCCTGATAATCATCAATCAAGGAACATTGCAGGGAAATAAGGTCGTCGGCTTCGTCGAGATTACCGGACGTTCCGGTCGTTACAACCTGTTCCAGGGCGTCGCGTTGATACGTTCCGGCCACAGACCACGCAGGATAAGAAAGAAAACCTTTCCATTTTTTGGAACCGTCACCGACTACACCGGCGTTGTTTTCCAGGCGGGAGAATTTACGGGAAACTTTACCCTGTAACCATCCCTCAAGGTCGAAACCTGCGTCGTCAAGCATACGCTGTGTTGCTTTCGGTTGTGCGTAAAGCTCATGTACCGGAATGGTTTTCAAACCGATTTCCGGGGTGTCTGTATCCGGGCGACTCTGAGTCTCACCCACCCACCCGGCGTCGGCTTCGTCGTCGTCGATTACAAATTCCATACTATTACTGGAAGTTGTGGTAACATTAGCCACGAGGCGAAGGGGAGAAGTTTCGAAAACTCTCCGGATAATCTGAGTCGAACGCTCCGGAGTAATGAAAAACCCGCCGTCGGGGTTCGAACCTTCCACAAGGTCTTTGACATAGGCTTTTACCTTGTCAGGGTCAGCATGTAAGAGCGTCTTACTGGCCACATCTTCACAATATGCCTGAATGGTCTCAGCGGGGATATTAACACCCTTGCGGAGATAGGAATAAAACGACGCTTTGTGAAGAGGGTCGCTTTTTTCGCTTTTCTTGCCTTTTGTGGCTTCGACGACTGCACTTTCAATGGAAAAAATACGGTCCATAAGCTCGTCGGCTTTGATTTTCTGTTCAAGTTCCTGAATGGCCACAAGTCCTTTACTCGCTTCGTCAGCGGCTTTGTTCATGGCTTCAAGGTCGAGGCCGTCGTATTGTTTTTCGAGCGCGGTTTGTTTCTCCTGAACCGCGACAATACCGTCGGCAATTTCATTCATTTTCTTTTCTAATTCCATGTCATTTACTCCCGTTTAATATGGTTAATATTGAATCTGCCGTCTTCAGGAGTTCACCGTCGCGGTGTTCGGCTTGTTCGTCGCGTAACATTCCGATATCCTTCATGGCTTTGATTATCTTCTTAGCATTCCTCGCGGAAAACTTCACGCCTTTTTTTAATGCGTCCTCGAGACCCCTCATGTCTTCCGGGTCAATCTCCGAAAAGTCCAGGGTCTTGACGTCGAGAATGTTCGCGTGTGGGTTCATAGGTTCGTCAACGATAGAACCCTCCCACACTTCGGCTTTTGATATGTGCCGGACACCCTCAACGATAGACGGTTCCGATAACATTTCCCAACCGATTGAAAAGTCCGTCAAAACTTTTTGTTTAGCGAGAGAAAACGCCTCGGCGCCCTGTTGAACTTCGAGGTTTATCTCACCGATACCGAAAAGGCCCGTACTGTCCTCGCGGACTGTTTCAATGGGGAAACCTCCGACAGTACGCCCGTGTTGATCCTTCAAGCGTATTTGTCTATCGGTTTTTTTATGCCTATCGAGACTTTCGAGGAAAGCGCCAGGGAGAAATTTATCTTTTATTCCGGACCAATCCCCGCGGTCAACGTCCCACGTTGCAATATACCCGGAAACGACACCGACCGGAACACCGTTTCTATCTCGGGTTTTTACTTCTGATACATGGCCACCGTGACATAATGTTTTAATTTTCATATTTCACCTACCTAAAAATGTAAAATGCCGAACAACGGCAATGTATAGTATTATCAACGGTAGCGCCACGGGAATTATCCCCCGGGTACATTAATTGCTGACCGTTTACAATGTACGGCTC